AATAGCAATATCTTCTTGGAAAAGAGTATCGCCTCGTATTGCGGTGTTACCTGCTGCTGCCTGTGTATTTGTTGTAACTCTACCAGTTCCAGTATCTTGCCAATCTTCCCACTGGGTACCCCATGCATCCGCAAGAGTTTCCCATGCATCATAGTTGCCGTCAAAGTTTGCAGAAATGTCAGGAAGAGTTGCGGTATCTGTCCAGTTATCAACAGGAGGATCGAGGTCCATTTCACCGATATATGTGAATAATAGTTCACCGGTGCAATTACGGAACTTTGATGCTTGCATCTGACTCATCATCGTATATTCTTCATACGGCAGTGTCAGTAGATCGCCAGTTTTTGTAATGTTGGTGGAATTTGTTGAATCGTATTGTAAATCCACATTTTCCATGAAGAAGAACGGACGCATTTCTTTTGCGGCAGGATCGATAGCAATATGGTATTCATTACTTAAAACATTACCAACATTGTGCCCAGTAAAGGCATCTACAAGAATACCGTTCTTAAAGCGATCTAGGCCGTTGGTATCAGTAATACTCAAATCACTGGCAGATTTTTCTAGTAGATTTAGCGAAGTGTAGTATTCCAGTCGATTCAGTCGTTGTTCTAGCTGACCAATATCGCGCATTGTATAACGACGATTATCAATCGTCTTATACTTAACCCCATAATCCGGTCTACCCACAGACTTAGCAACGCTGGGTGCCAGCGAAGGATATGGAGGAATATCCACAATCGCAATAGACAACGTATTATCTGGTTCTACTGGTTCAAGTGGACTTAAAGAGGATACACCATATACAGAGGAGAATACACCCTCATCGTCCATAACAATTCTATCTTTACGTCCCAGATAATACTCAATGTCCGTAGTAAATTGTTCTGTTGGGAAAGGTGTTATAATAGCCGCGCCAGTAGGACCACTAGGTGAAGAACCTACTGCAGGATTAACTGTCGCTGAGCCAGGGCTTGTCGTGAATGTAATAGTATCATCCCAGCGAGGACGAAAATCTAGTGTGTCGCGAAGATCATATGTGACCCCGGAAGTTGTAGAGGTATAAATTGGAATTTGTTCTGTGCGAATTTTGCCCGCCGGTGTAGTTTCGTCAGCTACCTGATATGAATCAACGGTGTAGAAGTTGTATACAGTAGATGGAGAACCACCATGAGTAAAATAGTCAAATGTCACAACCAACTTTTTGTCTGTTAGCGTAAGACTTGCACCTGGTTTTTTAACAATTCTGGCGTTCGCATAGAAGCCGTCTCGTTGACCATTATCAAAGTTGAACAACGAAGTCACATCTGTTCCGCTTGCCTGGACAGTTGCCGCGAGATCATCGAACTCACCGATCTTGACCGTGCGAAGTTTGTAACCATCAGACGCGCCCAAATTATATGTACCCGTGGTGTTGCCACTATCTTCGGTATCCAGAACAACTACTGCGCTTTCTTTAAGTTCCTTAGTTACTTTGTTTGCGTTAGCAACTTGTACCTTACAGTGAATGCGAATGTTTGTAGCCGCGCTGATTGCTCCAGGGAAAGTTACTGTAATCTGTGTTCCAGTATTAGTTACAGTTACACTAGCAGTGGATTGTAGATTTAATACTGAACCGATTTCATATGCCACACTATTAATCGTGCAAGCAGCCTTGGTAGTAATGAGGATATTATCTAGAATTTCTGTGTTAGTCAGTGTTCCAACAGTAAACGGAAAACTCTCGGGTGAACTTACCGAGAATGTAATGGTGTTGCTGCCATCAATAGTGTCATCAAATTGTTTGCTATAAACAAAACTATTGTCAACAGAAACAGGATTTGTAGTCTTCAATGCTCTAGCAGGAAACTTGAAAAGAAGACTGTTAAATTTACCTTCGTAAATATACGCCTTACTATCCACGAGAACAACATTTGCATGACCATCGGCGGTTGTATCATAGTAAACACCCTTAACATCTTCGAAGTTATATGAAGATGTCATTTGAATGTCGTAGAGATACATGCGGAATTGCGTATTATATGCACCTGGTGTACCAGTCTCGTGAACGATATGACGAACTCTAGCTGTACCGATTTGTGATCCTGGTGCGCCTGTAGCAGATTGTGCGCCCCCCGTTGGAGAACCAGAAGTACCAATAGCATTCGCTGCGGTACCGCGAAGAGATACAGTATCCCCCGCTGCAATATCCCAGTTACCGCAGAAGTTGTCTACTAGAATATAGCTACCAAATGCAGTAGAAATAGGAACTTCATTTACAACCTTAGTTGTATTTCCTTTTGGAACAACTATATATTCTGTTTGTCTGGTTTCGTATGCATAACCGCGAACATATGCTTTACCTGCTTCGATACCAATTGCTAAAAGTGTCTCATCACCGCCGGCTGCGGGAGTGGTCGCATTGTATGGTATTAGACCATTATTAGTTCCTGTGTCAAGGTGTTCTTTGATTAAAATAGGAAACGCTTTTACAGTATAGTTGCCCGATTCATCGAAAGTGCGCTTTGCAAGATTACGACCAAGGTCAGCATAGATGCGGTCTTCGTTTACAGTATTTTGTAACTTACCACCAACAATTGTTAAATACTCCGAGAAGTCATCTGAAGGCGTGACATCTAGTGCATATTTAACAAGAGAAGCGGTCGTTACATATCTATCGGCACCCGGCGCCGCATAGTTAAATGTACCCTGTGCAGGATCCAGAAGATCCAGATCAGTTTCATGTGTGACAATACTTTCTACAATCTCAAAACCAACTCTAAAATAAGGGTATGAATTATATTTTAGTAGTTCGAGAGTAGTTTTAGTAAAAGGAAGAAACTTACCATCTAGAAAAATAATACCATCATCTAGAGTTACAAATGACCCCCTACCATAATAATAATTGCCTTCCTCAAAAGAATCATCTACTACAAAAGTATCAGTAACTTGAGCGCCGGTTTCAGATTCTATTACACGGATTGTTTCACCGGGAGAAAAGTGAACTGCGTCTGTGGATCCATCACCCGTAAGATATCTTAAATAAAGTGTGTTAAGATCGGGCGAGTCCTCTTCCGAACCGCCGCTCACATAAATAATTTCTGCTTGTATCGAAGATGTTAAGCCAATTACTTTAGCACCGACATAATCCTCGATATCTTGAATCACAATTCCAGAAGCATCTTCATCTAGAACTTTAATGAAGTCGCGTGAGGTGTCAAGTTTGAACTCACACCCAGCAACTACCGAACCATTTTTAAAAACATGGTTGCCGAATTTTCCAACCTGATCCTGAAGAATGGATTGAAGTTGTGTTAATTCTCTTGCCTGAACAGCATAACCCGGCTTGAACAGAATTCTATTATAATTATTTGCAATCGCATCCGCAGCATCATCATAATACGGGGATACATTTAAGTCCAAGGCCATGTGTAACTTCTCTCTTAAAAGTTAATAACTGTTCTAATCTTTTCTACTTGATCTGCTTGTCTATTAATAGGCAGACGATTTTCTATATAAAGAATCTCACCTGTAGTATTAATAACATCCGGACTAGTTAGACTATTTATAGTCAATCCAGCAACGCTCGTTCTATTATTTGTCAAAACAGAATCTACTGTGATAACTGGAATTACAGGAAGAAGATATACTTGATCTGTGGCTTCTTTAATCTGAGCAACAATAAATCTTCCGCCACCGTCTGTCGAAATGGAATCATCGTTTGAATAAACGGTGGTATCATCAACTGTAATTACATAACAGGTAGTGCCAGTGTCTGCCATAAAATTAGTCAGTTCATCGTCCAATGGATTTTTAACTATACCAAGTTGACGATAATCGTTATTGTAAAAATAATCAGTTGTGTCATTTGTCAAATTGACTGAAAGACAAACTGTTTTGGCATAAAGTTCTTTAACAGGATTTGCGCCATGTCCATAATATGGGGAAACAGTTGCAGTGGCGGTAGCACCAGAGCCAAAGCCTAGAATATTATTAAATGATATCTCTGCAAAGGTATATCCTGTACCCGGGTTAGTAACATCAACACGTTCAATTCTACCCAATTCATCTACAAATGCCACTGCTTCCGCGCCAGATCCGTCACCGGATATGGTAACAAGAACGTCTCCTGAAGAATAATTCTGTCCAATTTGCAGTAAATTAATTCTATCTACCGTGCCTGGAACTGCGGCGGCTTCAATACTTTCTTGAACCAGAGATACTGGAATACTACCTAGAGATACTTCTGCGGTAGCACCAGCACCCGTTTCATTATCAACAATTTCAATATATGCAAATGAATAACCATATCCCGCATTGGTGATGTTAATATCTGTAATTGCACCCGCGGTAACTACCGGAACCGCTGTAGCTCCTACCCCGTCACCATGAATAAGAACTGTCGGTAAATCTCCTGAAACGTATCCTGAACCGCCAGAAGTTACGGTGATATCATCAATTTCGCCATTGATGTCGTATAACGGAACACCTACTCCTGCCATCTTACGAACTGGAATAAAATCTGGAGTAAGAAACTTCAATTCATCTGAGGCTTCAATTCTAAACATGTATTTCCATACATAACCATCTGGAAGTATGAATGCATTGGTAACATCTGTGCTGTTGGGTCTATTAAAACTGGGCGTGCCACCGTTATTATTTAAACATTTGTATACGCGCATATCGTCTGTCAGGACATAGAAGTCCTTGGTTGACAAATCATCTACATCATCGTAATGATCATAAATGGTACCAGCTACCCAATTGATACGACGTATCATCATAACAGCATCAGAGGCTTGGACACGCTTAACAAACATCATATTTCTATGTGTTTGGCTGTTATATGACTCAGTATCAAGTGGATCTTCTGGCGCATCAGTCGGTGACCATTTTGTGGTTTTACCCACAAAGAAATAAAAGAAGTCGTTCTCGTTAACTACGTCACGATAGAAACTTCTTGCTAGTTCATTTCTAGCCAATGTTCTTAGCAATAGAGCCACAGTTTATTACCTATTATTCTACAGTGACAGTCCAAGTGATTGTCATCGAGTCACCTGCAGCCTTGTTGATAACTGCAAACTCGGTACGGCAAAGCATTGTGCCCGCCGAAGAAGCGTTGAAAATACCTGCCTCAGTAACTGCGCCCGTACCTGTACCCGCAGCGAACGATGCAATATAAGCAACCGAGTTATTTGTAACCGTTGTAGAAGTTAGCGATACGCGACCCAGTTGTGTCTGTAGGGCAGTATCAGCCGCGGCAGGGTCAGTTGTGCCCGAACCGATTGCCATGTGAGTCATTGCGGTTGCAGTGGCATCTTTCATACGCGATGCAATGTAAGCTAGACCTGTATCAACAACAAGGTTAGTAACATTAAGTTCTTGCTTTAGATTGCCGTTTTCGTCTGTAAGGACAATACCTAGGGTACCCTTAGCAGTCAAGAAATCTGTTTTTTTCATGAGATATTATACCTTCTTCCTGTGTTAAATCGAATTGTTACTTCCAACGTAATCGCCTGCTTCATAAGCGCCAGAAGTGTAATCATATGACCAATAGTCTTGTATATTTATACTGCCAGAATCATTTGCATTTTGAGTTTCGCTTATATTCTTCGTTATATCTGTATTGACCAGTTCCGTAGAATGAGCGGTATCTAATGCATCGTTAAAAAGTGCATATACGGGATCAATAGAATTGACTGTATCAATTGCCGTCACGGTTTCGTTGATAACCTTAGTGATTACCATATATGGTATACTATCACCCGAGGCTACTGTTTCTGTTAGACCCTTAGCAACTTGGATTGATGCGTTATCAATTGCAGATAGAATAATATCTGCCTCTGTGATGTAATCTTCTGCAAAATAATCTCCTAAAAGATATGGAGCCGCAGTATCAATCGTTTTATCAACAAATTTGTCGAAGTCAGATATCAAAATATCTGACATACCCATTGTAGATTCGCTTACTACTCTTTCGAATCCAAAATAGATATTATCATCGGTGGTAAGTGGAATATCCAGCAGGGTTTTACCCACATCAAAGGTATCAATGATATCACTTGTTACCGGAGTATCAACTACACTCTTACCAACAGAAAAATTGTTAAGAATATCAGAAGAAGTAACAATATCATCACCAGATATATGCTCAAAGGTAGTTCCTCCAATTGAAACATAATAACCAAATGGCATTGCAGCGCCAGAAATAATAGTAATAGCACCTTCGTTATCGATACTAATAGTCATAGTATAAAGACCACCGTCACCGGTTATTTCAAAAGTAGTACCATAAAGTGCGCTGGCATTATCAAACGGAGTAACATAAGAAAATGATACGTTCTTACCGACATGAGATACATGTTGCTCCTCGGCAAGATATGTATCATTAAGTGTCTTCCTAAAGTCTACTGCAATATCATAACTCGCACCAAGAATTTCGACTGCTCGAACAATTTCAACCGGGAATTCGTAGAAGTGAATTGGTTGACGAGCAACTTCAAACGAAGCGCCAAGCTCCAGGGTGCTTCTAACTAATAGTTCACTAAATATGGCCATACCGGCTGGGTGAACAGTGTTCTTCACCATTGTCATCCAGTTAACAGATGGCACCTTTGAGCGAAGAACATACGAATAATTCTGGTAATAGTAATTGTCTTGGAGTTTATTAACATCCGACAACATACCTTGACGATTCTGGAATCCTTCTTGTATCGAAGTTATTGCTCCAGTAGTGAATCTAAGAACACAATTTGATCCAGATGTCGATGTTATCGTAGCTGTAAATGTCTGTGCTTCAAATCCACTACCACTTGAGAAGATTCTTACCTTTGTAGGTCTTCCTTGAGCATTAACGCTATCAATAATAACACTGGCTCTATTATCTACGCCGAACTGAACGTAATCACCCGCGAAATAATTTAGAGACGTATCTGGGAAACTGAATACATATTGCCCAGTTGATCCGCTTTCGGAAATTGAGTATACTTCACCCTGTAAGAAGCCATAATTCGGTGTGCCAGAAATACTAACAATGTCTACAGTATCTGTAATGCTACGAGTAAGATAACCATACTTATCCGCAAACTCATCAATATAAACAAACGACCTTATGCTATCGGTGCTAAAGGATACGATAGTGGATTCTTCTGCGTATCCAGTACCTCCTGTTAACATCGAAACATATTCAATACCACCGGTAGCATTTAGATGCGCTTGTGCTGTTGCTCCAGTAGCCCCGATGTCGGAAATAAATGCGATTGCGGGAATTGCATTATAGCCACTACCGGGTGCATCCATGGCATCGATGAAACGTTGTTCGTCGCCAGTACCTGCAGAGGTAAAATTGATAAAGTATTCTTCAGATAGCACATGAAAATTACCGACACCCACTGAGGTAAGATTCAACTCATTATATGTTGAAATAGTTACATAGTCTGCCGCAAAATAGGTATCGTCTAAACAATATCTTGGATCACTATCGATTAAAGATTCCGCAAGTTTGATTGTATTGTTATTAATTTTAATAACATAATACACACCGGAATCATCCAGCCCGCCAATTCCCGTAGAATCTGCCTTATATACCACCAGATCACCGGTATTATAACCATGTGCCGTTATCGTTATGGTATTAGTCGAAATGTTTACATCGGCACTTCTAAAAAAAGTTCTTGTAGGAACTTGTTGCAACGCAATTTTGTCACGATACAATCGAAAATATCTACTATCAATTACTTTAACAAAATATTGTCTGTATGGAATTAATCCGCCAATTGCCGAGCCTTCCATAGGATCATAGATAACACAATCACCAGTTGTGAACCCATGGTCTGGAATATAAAATCTGGCATATATGTCAAAGTTTTCAGCCGGATCAAAGTCTCTAGAAGAAACTGCCGGGTCACCAGTAATGGCCTTTATTTCACCATCAACTATCAGTGGCACGGCATTTGCGCCTGCACCAGGAAGAATGACAACATCATTTTCTTCTTGCTTAACAAAAAGTTCATATGTTGGAACAGTAGAGTATGCCAGTCTTGTTACTTCATCGACTATGATATTATATGTCTCAAACGTAGAAACGCTACCAATATCAATGTGTGAGTAAATCTTGGCTCTTTTACCCTTTAAATCAAACGGGTTCAATGAGATAGTATCATCTGTTGTGATACGCATTTTTTCACGATTTACCCATATACCATCAGATGGTTTTAAAACATAAGTTGATGGATAGATAATATCAACATGTTCGTTGAAGAAGGTTCTAAAAATGAATAGTATACTTTCTTCAGACCCCTTTGCTTCATAAAACTCTCTAATGAATTTTATAAGGCGACGATCCGTAATAAGCGAATCTTTAGGAAACATCTGTAGATATTGTTCACGGAACGAAGGAATAAAGGCATCAAGTGTATTATTGATATCCGAAAATGAGCTGGCATTCAATAGGACATTATTCGCCTCTCCATCCTGATCTAGAAACTCATAGTATTTTTCTAGAAAAAGGACGAATTGCGGGAATTCTGCTTTAATATAATCTGGAACTTGATTTGTAATCAAATATGCCAGAGAATTTTTGAAATCCGACATGTATTAAGTTCCGATAATATTAATTGTTGTACCTGAGATATAATTTCCAGCCCCAGAGATAGTAGAAGTATCTTGTGCTAAAACCAAATTCTTATTTGCATACGGAGTGACCGCATACGTATAGGAAATATCCTCATTTACTGGTGCCATAATGATGTCCGGTGATGAACCTTGTGGCTTAATATAAATTCTAAGATAAAGATCCGTGCCAGAAATAGTATTAATATACAAACTAGGTATCAAGATTTTACCTGTTTGATAATCTATTGTTCCTACGGCAGTTGATATCAGGACATTAGTATCATCATACAAATCTAATGTGCCTATAATTGTAGTATCTTCAAGGTAACTATCTCGTAGATAACATGTCACTTCTTTACCCGATGGTAATATCGTGGTAAAAAGGTTTGATCTTACACTATTGGGGGTGATTGTAGTATTATATGCAAATGAAATTCTATTATTTTCGGCCGTGAATGGCTCGTATGCTCTATGCAGATTCATTTCTATATTAGTGGCATAGATAGAAGTTGAAACAGAATTTAATAATTCTAACAATTCTGAATAGTAAAAGTTCTTTTTTACTTTAGAAGTTGTATTTACAAAATAACTCGCCAAGTATTCAGACATAGTATTCTGAATAACAGAAGCAGACGCCGATGTATTATTTTTTAAATATCTGGCTGTTATGTTAAGACTAATATAAAGATATGAAGGATCCACAAATACTGGCTGGATTCCAACTACACCTCTAGGCTTTAGAATGTCCCGTGCAATAGATGTCTTATCGGATTCCGTGATAACGCTATTTGGTAGAGGCTCAATTGAAACGAAAACTTTACCATAGATAGGAGGGTCATTATCTTCTCCGCCCCAAACAGTTATCGAATTGATGTTGGCGTATTGACTCTCAATTAGTGCTGTATAGTCCTCGGCAGTTACGGCCCTATTCTTTGTAGCATTGAATTTGGGTGCAATGAAGCGAATCGAATCCGTTGATTGGGCTTCTGCACCGCCAAATGCAGCGGCGGCCGAAACAGAAATTGTTTCTCCCGATCCGAGAATTACAGATTTTGCTGATAATCCTGTGACAGAGTTTGCGCCTATCCCACCACTTACAATATAGTCTATAGTAACAATATTACCGACCGTTAATTTTTTACCCAAAACGTTATCACCAAAACGAACTTCGATTAATCCATTTGCATTTTCTTCCACAAAGAATGCTCTTGAAGTTTCCGTAAGCGAGACGATGTTCTGATTTTGAACAAATGTTTGAAGGTCCAATTCAGATGACGATGTTTGGACTCCACATACTATTGTAGAAGTGTCAACATTTTTATTTAAAAGTTCGAATGGGCCAGACACAGTATCTGCTGCAACGGTAAAAAAGTTATTGGTTCTTACACCTTCGATTAGAGTTACAACGAAAGTAAAAGTTCCGTCTGCTTTTGTTGTAGTATTATCGTCTTCAGGATAAAATGTATACGTATTACCATCTGAACCAACTCCATTAAACCCTATGTTTTTGCTTAGAGTTGCCGTGCTGGATGTATACGATGCCGGAGGAGTTATTTCAATTGTGGCCTCAACTCTAGCGGAGCGAATGGAGCGGGGATTATATCCAAGAGACTTAGAAATCGAAACGACAGACGATCTTTTTACCGCACTGTCTATGAACATTTCATTTGCGAGAAGGTGGGCAAGCGTTGCGTTATAGTGAGTATTATACGCAAGTAGGTCAATTAAAACCGATAGACCAGATCCATCAAAGTTGTAGTCCGCAAACTCAGTTTGACTTTGTAGATATGTCTTTAGATTTTCTCTAATGCCAAAGAAATCTAGTTCGGTAACATTTAATTGAGCCATATTATCTGCTTCTTCTTAGAATAGTTGAAAAGTTAAAAGGACCTTCAATACCAAAGACATAAAAAGTAATGTTTACCGTAAAAGCATTTGCATCATATTCAGGAATAACCTCTATGTCTTGCGCTCTAACTCTTGGCTCATATTTGTTAATCAATATTTCAAGTTCTAGTTGTAATCTATTGGCCGTAATAACATCGATATTTTCAAACAATAATGCATATATGGGAGACCCCAATTTAGGTTGAAAAGGTCGTTCATAAAATCTAGTAAGCACTAGAGTTTTAAGAGATTGTTTAACTGCATTGACATCATATTTCTTCGCAACATCACCTGTCACAGGATTAGCTGCAAATGAAAGATCGAAGTCCGAGTATATTCTGTTTACTTGTTTAATAGCCATAAGTATATTTATACATTAAATTAGCCTCTGAGACCAGGCATTTGATCAAATTGTCCTTTCTTTCCATACGCTTTGTCCTCATAGAAACTTTGTGCCCAGCCTCTGACTGCCAATGTTGACGGTTGTCTTAATCCAACGTGAACCCATGGACCATTACACCGCGACGGCGCATGTTCGTAAAGAAGTTGATCATAAGGAATCTTCAATCCTGCGATAATATTTGCAACATCGCGGTGTCTACCGCCTCCATATCCGCAACTTGCGAACTGCATATCAATACCCCAGCCAACATTATGAGCCGAACCATTTGTTTTTGGACGTAGAGTTGATGTAATCACAAGACCTTTGCCGAAACGCTCTCTAATAGGATCGACACAAAGAACAAAAAGATCCCGCAAGTTTTGAACTATTTGATATGCCGTCCATCTTCTACCTGCGCAAGATTTTGAGCCAGGAATACTAGCTGAGCCTAGTGCCGTGTTCAATACGTCTCGTAAAGTGTAGTAGTGTGATATCTTAATACTAGATGCCTGAGCATTATAGTTAGCGGATGAAGGAATTATTGGTAGCTTATTTCCTTTAAAATCTGTATCGGTCTTTCTAAGTCCCGCGGCCGCCGGCACTGGAGTGCCTGGTTCGGTAGATGTCGGTGCGCCACCTTCATCGCCCATGAAACTAGGACTACCGTCGCTGTTCGCGCTTGCACAACCAGGATCCTCATTTGCCGGTTCATTTGTGCCCGGCGCTTGAGTTGTTTCTGTCGGTTGGGCGGCGGGTGCGGCTGCCGGAGCAGTAGGGGCGCCGCCAGCCGGCGGCGCCGTCGTAGTTGTTGGCGTATTAGAGTTTGCTACGGGTGGATTTGTTGGTGGTGTTGGTGTTTCTGCCATATATTCCTCTTATGCCAACGATGTGTTGGGGTTTAATGCCGTATCATCGTTGATTGTCGCTTGTTCTGGAAAGGAGATCCCGCCCGCCGAGTTTAGAAGCTGGCTGCTACC